GCGGCTGAAGAACGCCTTCATCGGTGAGGACCAGCTAGCCGTGCAGATCCTCCCGCCGAAGGACGAGCACTTCAGCATTCGGGAAGTCCTCCACCTCTGGCACTGCCTAGACGGAAGGCCTCTGCCAGACTTCCGAAAATGCGGGCAGGTTTAGCATGAAGAAGCGAGAAAAGAAGCCGAGCTGGGAGCCATCTAACTCAAACCCGATCGAGGATATCGAAAAGTTCCTCAGGCAGTTGGGGGAGGAGCCGTTCGAGCGTGAGCCGCCGCCGCCGCCATTTAGGCTAGTTCGGTATGACCACCCTCTTTTGAAGCGACTACCGCCCCGCCGCCTCAAGTAGCGGTTCGACGATCGGCTCCGCCCAGCATCGACACTGGTAGTCCTCGCCAGGGTGGTTCCGGTCGCCGGCCGAGTTCGTAACCGGGGGATCGTTCCAGCTGTGAACAGTCCCCTCCAGGTCCGCGTGCATTTTCCGGACGTCCTCGTCCAGCGAGGTCCGCCAACGGTACTTCTCAATTCCGAGAGAGGTCTGCCGCAGCTCGGTAAGCTGGGCGTTCAGCTTGTTCGTTTGGTCGCGCGCGAGCAGGTCGGCCTTGCTGCGGGAGACTCCGAAGCGCTTCTGGATCTGCTCCCGAAGTACCTCCACCCGGAGCCCGCGCTTTTGCCCACGCAGGAGGATGTTCTCGATATCGTTCAGCTCGTTTCCGACCAGGCTCTTGATCAGGTTGATATTCTCCCGGCGAAAGGCCGTGAGCTGAGTTCCCAGCCACGGCTCCGCCGCTACCACGTCCACCCCGATCACGCTTTTGGTCATCCGCGATATCTCGCGCTTGTTGAACGTGTTCACCGCCTCGGCCACGGACTCCGTTTCGATCGTGAGCTGAGCCGGCGAGATATACTCGGCCATGGCGACGTTGATGTCATCGATCGTGGTGGTAATGAAATCCACCGGGTCCGCATCCAGGCGAATAGCGAAGCGGCTCGGTCCGACGAATGCCAAGGCGGAGTCCGGCCGCTCGATCTGCGACTGGACGGCGAGTTCCTTCAGGTTGTTGAATATGCGACCCCTGATCATCCTCTCCAGCGCTCGCTGGATTTCGAGCAGACTTCGCCGGTATTTCAGTTGCGCTCCAGCAGGCGGTCGAGGCTTCGGGGGCCTCCGGCGGAGCCGCCTTTGGTCAGCCCCCATCTCTACCATGGCCCGGCGAACGCGAAGCGCTGCCAGGGCTTCGTGCCGGATCGCCACCTACTCCTCCGGCGGAGCCGCAGGCGGAGGAGGCGTTGGAGTTCCCGGTGCTGGCGCAGGCTGCCCTTCAGCGCCCTGGACCGGAGGAAGCGGGGGCGTAGGTACGGGGGGCTCGATTTCCGGGGGCTCGTCGTCTTCCTCCTCCATCAGTTTTCTTTCCGCCCGCTCTTTCTCAGCCTGCAGCGCCAGCTGCCGCATTTCGACGTCGATCTGCGTCTCCATGCTGTAGCCGGTGGGCGGGAACCTAGAAGTCGCGACCTCCTCCGGCAGAAGAACGCCGTCCTGAATGTATTTCGAGTCGGTCTCGGCCATGTTCTTTCGGACCTCCGACTCCTCCTTGGGCGTCATCTCCCAGAGCGGGGGAAAGTAGATCTCCCAGTTTTCCGGAAGCTTGCCTTTCGTCGGGCCTTCCTTCGCCAGGAACATCAGCTCAGTCAGGCGCTCCAGCTTCGGCTTCAGGTCGTTTTCTCTGGCCGTGGAGATCGTATCGTAGAACCACCGGAAGTCGCTCTCGCCCGTGGCGTTCATCCCTGCCGGGCTCTGCCCCATCAGGATCGTCGCCGGCATCCTGGCAGCCGCGCTGAGCCGGAGGATGAACATCTGCAGAACCTTGTCGACGTTGCCGAACTCGTACTTCTGCCGCTCGAACTCCTCGCCGTCCGCGTCCAGGGCGAGGGCCCTGGCCACCGACCTGTTCATGTCCATGAGCGTCATGCGTCTCTGGATCACGTCGGTTCGCCCGGCCGAGATCTGCTCGATCAGGCCCTTGATCTTCAGGACGCCCTGAGCCGCGTCGGTGAGGAGGTTGCCGACGCCCAGCCAGCCCATGTTGAAGTCCTTCAGCACCTCGTGGACCCGCTGCAGGACGCTGTCGCTCCAGCCGTCGAGCTCCTGCCGCCGCTGGACGGTCGCGCGCTGTCCGTAGAAGACGATCATCCGGGATTCGTGGATGACCAACTGCTCGACTCCGGCCTGCGCCACGTTCGTAGCGGGAATAACCAGGTACGTCTTCGGCTCGCCGTACTTCGCCTCCATTGGATCTTCGTACCAGTCCTGGACCTGCAGATACGGCTTTTCGATCACGTTGAGCGACTCGATCCTTCGGATCCGCTTTTCGTTCAGGGGCTCGCGCATACCCTCCCGGGTCGCCCCGTCGTTGGCCCCGATCAGGATCGCCCCGCCGCCGAACAGCCGCCCCCAGACCATCCCGTCGATGAACTTCTTCTGCGTGAGAAGCTCCGCGTGCTGGTTGTTGATGGCCGTCTGCGTCTCGCTGACGTCCTCGACCTCGACCTCGTTCTCGTTCTCGCCCGGCGAGAGCCGGACCTCGAACCCCTTCCGCAGCATCTCGTCGGGAACCGTGTCGCAGATCCTCGCCGCCATGTCGTCGTCCGCGTACAGGTTCTCCAACTGCTGGTCATTCAGGCGCATCCCTGGAACGTGCCGGGTCGCGCGGGCCTTATCCCTGGCCGTGGTGCCGAGGCCAGTGAAGACGTTCTCCCACCCGTCCATCCGAACGGCCGTGGCTAGACGCGACATTAGGCTGATCACGCGTCCGCCGCCTGAGTCTTTTCGCTGCTGCTTCATCGGGAACCTCCTATATCCTCTCCATGGCCTTGCGGTATTTATCGATGAACCCGCTCTGACCGACGAAGGTATGCGCTGCCGCGTCCGCGTCATCCGGCGAGGAGCGTCCGCGCTTCTTCATATCATCCTTGGACTCGATCACGATCTGCCCCTTGGAGTTGGCCTTCCATCGGATATCGGCCAGCTGCGCTGCCATGTCCTCGTCGTCCGGGCTCAAGTCCAGGTTGCCCTGCTCCAGCTCCTCCCGGAGAGTCCAGAACCACTCCGCGCGAGCGTTCAGGAAGCGCTCCCGGTCGGTCGGAGGCTCTGCCGCGTTCGCCTCGCGTACCGGCTCGCGCTGTTCCCGCAGTCGATCCACCACCCCCGCTCCCACGCCGATCACGTCCACGATCGATACCTCCGCCCCCGTGTTCCTGCGAGCCATCCGGACGTGCCCCGTGGTGGTCATAGTATCCACTTTCCCAAAGCGCTTATGAATACGCAAGACCGGACCCCTCCGGTGGGCAATCACGGTCATATCGGTGCCGAAACGCGCCACGTCCACCCCGAGAACGTTCGGCTCGCCCGGCTCCAGCGTCCTGTTTTGGGCCTGCTCGATGAGGCGCATAGGGATCAGGGTATCCTCGCCGGCCTCCGGGAACTCGGCCAGGATCCGGCTCACGTACCATGGACTGTCCCGCCCCCACTTCCGTAGGCGGGCGGCGACCCACTCCGGAGTGATCAGCATGGGCATCGGCAGCGGGCCCGTGATTTTGTCCCGCCAGGTATCTTTTTCGAAGTCCTCCTGCGTCAGGCCGAACTCGGTAAAGTTTGGAGTCTGGAAGGCCGAGAAGGATAGCTTCTTGATGCCGGGGGTTTTGAAGAAGTCAGCGAACTCGCTCGCCGCGTCGGTCGGGTTGCCGATATCCAACTTGTAGGCGTTCTGCGAGGTCAAAATCGTTTCGATCGAATCGTGGACGTTCTTCGAGACGCCGCTGCTCTCGTCCACGATCACCAGAATATGAGGGGCATGGAATCCGGCGAAGCGCTCCGGGTCATCCGTGGTCGTGAAGCCGATCGCGTACCGATCCTCGTCCAGGGTGAGTTCCTGCGTCAGCGGCTTCCCGCCGAGAGGCCAGCGGCTCCGCGCGTGCGCGCGCGCGAGCTCTCGCCAGAGGATCTTCTTCACCTGCCTGTCGGAGGGTCCGGTAGTGATCACTACGCAGGGAAGGAACGAGTACAGAAACCAGAGCGCGATCCGGCTCGAAATCCAGTCCTTCCCCATGGAGTTGCAGCTTTTGACGGCGACATGGCGGTTGTCGCGCAGCGCTTCGATCACCTCGTACTGCCCAGGCCAGCCCCGATCGCCCAGAACCTCGGTAATGAACCAGACCGGGTCTTCCCGACAGCGGCGCATGATCGCCTGGGCGTCATCGAAGCCGGCAATAGCCGCCATTACTCGTCCTGATCTACAGGTTTCTCACGTGCGAGACGCGCCAGATCCGCGAACGTCTGACCGCCGATATCGAGCCCCACCTTCCCCTCCGGCTCACCGAGCCCGAGCCGGACCAGCTTCGCCCCGTCTACCGCAAACATCCGAGCTTCAAACGCTGGAAGCTTCTCGTCGAAGACGATCTCGTCCTTCCCTTCGTCGTTCTGCACAGTCCGGGGAAGGAACCGGGACATGTGACCGCGCCCGAGACGCATCAGCAGCTTCCCTGTCTCTACCTCCATCCGACCCTGCTCCTCCAGGGCGGTGACCTTGGCAGCCGCCTTCACCGAGTCCTCCCAGCGGGTGAAGGCCACGACCCTTTCCCGCCAGCGGTGACGCGAAGACCAGCGCTTCAGGAGGGTCTCGGACTTAGCCAACCTTTCGTGAACTTTCCGAATACTCCGCTGCTCCCCCAAATCCCGGTATACGCAAAAGGCGTGCCAGGCTGGGTCGGACTCCTTCGGCTGCCTCTCCCATGGCTCCAGGTCCTCCGGGGACCGCCGCCGCCGCCGCTTGGTGGCCATCAGTTTATTTTATCATGGCGGACAACTGCCGCATGGAGTCTTCCGGGATAGTCCAGAGCGATAAAGCTCCTCGGCAGAACACGGGCTCGGGCAGAGCCTCGACGCGCGCCATTTCCCACTGGTACTGCTCGCGAGCCGCCCAGCGAGAGCCGACCAGTCGCCGGCCGTATCCTCGATCCGGGGCCGGAGTCACGAATCGGATCGCCCCGCCTCCCATCTCCGCCGCCCAGCCTCCGAGGATCGAGGTGCCGATGATCGCTCCGCGCTCGAAGCGAGCCGTCTCCAGCTTCTTGAGAAGAGCGCTGTCTCCGTCATTCTGGAGCATTTCACGGATCCACTGCAGGCCGTCGTGGTCGAAGCTTTTCCCCGCGTGGATCGCGATCCTCTGCCCGAGGATTCGGCGAGGAGGTTCCCAGTTCCTGTTCTCCACGTCCTTGCCCAGATGGACAATGGCGAAGGCCCACGGTTGTTTCACGGTAAGGGCGCGCATCTTTGCCTCCTAATGGGAATGTTCGGGACGGCGACCCACAGGTCTTCCCCGGCCAGTTTTCCGGTCGCCACGGTACAGCCGCAGATCGCAGCCGCCCTCTCGTCTTTGGCCGTCCTCCAGACGAAATGCCGAGGCATTCGCCTGCGAAACTGTCGCTTCATCGTCAAATCGCGCATGTCAGACCTCGTTCCCCCAGACCGTCCAGGCCTGGTTGCTGTTTTCTGCCGGCCTCCGGGCGAATAGCTCCAGGTACGGAGGCGGCGAGACCCGCTCGATCCGCTCCCGGAAGACCTCCGGCTTCTCGGAGTGCTTGAGCCTCGGGTGGAAGACCACCGAAGGCAGGCGGTCCTTCGGCTCCGGGATCATCGACTGGCCGCGAACGCCGAAGAGCAGTAGCTCATGGGCCCCTCGCTGGTACTGCCCGAGGCCGATCTGCAGGTGTTCCTGCGCTACCTCTAGCGAGTGTAGCCGATCGAACGGAGGAGAGTTGAGCGGCAGGCCACTGTTCCACATTTTCACCCAGACCGTGTTCGTGACGTACCGGAAGCCAAGCTGCCGCATGACCTCCAGTCCCTCGGGCAGAAAGTTGTTCGTCACCCAGAGGTACATGTGGGCGTCGGCCTGCGGAGAGAAAAAACCGCTGAGCCAGATGGACCGGACGATATCCTCCAACTTCATCAGCGGGTAATGCCGATCAGCCCCCCTCTTGACCTTCCCGCCCCCGGATTCCTGCCACGGGGGATCCGCGTAGACCGTCCCGTATACCTC